GTTAAGGTCGAAGTGCGAGGCTATGTTGTTGCCCATAATCCGCATGACGATAGGTTTGGAATCTAGGCCGGATTGGTGGCTTAGATCGGCTGATAAGCTGGCTGTCTATGCTATGAGGGAGGTGCGATACGAAAGGCCACCAGATGGCGATAATAGTCGCCTCTCGCTCTATGACCAATCACAGCTATCTATCAGGGCAGGGTATACACCGGGGCACTTTGAGCGGGATTGTGGGAGCCAGTGGCGGTATCTGAAACTTCTATTGGACGGTTGGTGTGACCAGGCAGCTCAACCATTAGAGGATTGGGCGAGAGAAAAGAGAAGGGCGGCATAACCCTTGTCATAAAGCGCCGAGGTACGAGGTCGAATTTTAATGGCGTTGTTATACGGCTATTAACTACGGAGTGACTATGTACGACCATTTCAAAGAACGACCATACCCTGATAATGATGGGAATAAACATGACATTGAGTTTTTGTCTTGTCCGTTTTGCGGTGATGATCCGCATGTGATGCCCAGGGGTAATAGTCACACTAAAAAACGATCTGTAACGGTTAAATGCAAAACATGTCGCATTGAGCGAACTGATGCGGCACTTAGCCACGGGTTTGAGTTTTTATACAAAGCGGCTGCCAAGAACTGGAACCAGCGAACTGAGGCCGTATAACCCGCTGCAACAGGGGAGCGCCAGCTTCCCGCGCAGCGAACTGATTGCAATTGTTATGGGGCGAACTATGAAAGTGCTACACCTGACACTGAAAAAACAGTGGTTTGACATGATTGCCAGTGGCGAGAAGCGCGAAGAATACCGCGAGATTAAGCCGTATTGGAGCCGCCGCCTCGCAGACATCTGCGCTCCTGAATACGACGCGGTTAAATTCCGCAATGGATACAGGCCAGATTCGCCTACCGTGACCGTTGAGCTTGATGGAATTTTCTCAGGATTTGGCCGCAAGGAATGGGGCGCTCCACATGAGCGAGTTTATATACTGAGGCTTGGCCGGATACTGCAAGCCCCATAACATTCCTGTTCGCTTGCCGCAGGTCAAGCGCAACGGGGTGTTATAGCTGTATATCCATCCATCACTGTATATCTTGACAGTACGGCGCTAATATGCCACACTTTACTAGTATCTAATACTGGGCCTCGCAGATAGCGGGGTTTTTTTATGTCTGCCGATCAGGAGTTTGTTTTGAGCATTGGCGCTTTGTTTACAGAGAAAGTTCAAGGAATCGAGCAGGTAGTTGCCTCTGTAACGCCCAAGCTATCTGTTGCTGGTGGTGGTATTGCCGCTGCCAGTGGAGCCGCTAAAACCGCCATGACAGACCAGAACTGGATGACGGTTGCCGATTATGGCGTGATGGCAGGGATCATCGTCGGTGTTGTCAGTTTGGTCTTACAGGCCATTGTTTTCTATCGCCGTGACAAGCGCGAATCAAAGCTGTTTGACGCAAAGATGGATTCAATGCATAAGCAGGACGAGCGAAATGATGCTGAAAAAAGGGGTTAACCCGCTTGGCATGCGACCAGAGATCATGATTGCCGCCATCGTCGCTAATGAGGTGTACGCATTACAGGGCCACAACCTTGTTATTACTTCAATCACGGACGGGAAACACGGGGATGACTCTTACCATTACAAGGGTCTAGCTATCGACCTGCGGACACACTATTTCTCAAATCAGGATGAAATCATACAGGTGGCAAGCGCCATCGCCTCCAGGCTTGGGTTCTGCTATGACGTGGTGATCGAAAGCGATCATATCCACGTCGAGTTTGACGAAAGAAAAGCGCAATCCTGAAATTTCTTATTTTTGTCACCGCCGTCGCCTTAACCGGATGCACTGTTGCTGTGACAACCATTGATATTGTCACCGTTGAAGGCAACACCGTTCAAACCGAGATACCGCCATGCAGCCAACACACTACGATCTAGCTGTGCTGTGCAACGATGCCTATGATTCAAGCCGTACAGATATTTGGTCAGTGGCCGAGAATGACGTTTTAGTTCGGCAGCGCGGCGGTTATACAGAGATATCCTGCCGTGGTACTGAGATGCGCGAGTCAATTTTGGCTGGCAACTTTAGTATTGACGGTATCAGGAACGCAAGGGACGTATTTAAAGACCTTCGTTTCTGGCCTTATTCAATGCCTAACGGCTCACAAGTTCACAAGGGCTTTGGTCGTGCTGCGGTTTCATGGTGTGAGCGGTACGCGCTTCGCCTAGTGAAGATCAACAAGCCCATTATTCTGACGGGCCACAGCCTTGGCGCTGCGATGGCAGTACAGATGGCAGCAATCCTAAAGTGGATGAACCTAAGCGTTGCCGAGGTGGTGGTATTTGGTGAGCCTGCCAGTTTTTACTGGAAATCGGAAGAACGCTACCAGGCCATGAAAATCCCAACCACTTCCTATTTAAATGAAAACGACTGGATCAGGTTTGCCCCACCTTGGGGTTCAACTTCGGTCGAGCGTACATATCTAAACAAGAAATCCGGTATCAGTCGATCTGCTCACGGAATCGAGCGGTATATGGCTGCACTGGAAAACAGGAATTTATGAACTACAAAGCAATCCTTATACATTGCTGCATAGGTTTAATCCTTGGGCTTGTCATCGGCTGTTATGCCTTTGGTGGGAATAGAATAACCCGTGAGAATATGGTCGTTACCGACGAGAGTGGGGTTCCTGTCCCCGGAGTGCCCGGTTCTATAGCGGAGATTAACGCTATTGAGAAGATATGGGGCCTCCCTGGCGGCATCTATAAAGTGGATCGCGGCTGGATCACGGTAGACACTCGCGGGCTGGGGGGCACGCCCCCGCCTGACCCTGTTGATACCGACGGCGATGGTGTTTTTGACGATGACGATTTCTGTCCTGGCACCAACCCTGATGCAGCGGTAGACGCTGACGGCTGCGTGGTAGATACCGGCCCTCCTGCTGTTGATCCAATTAATAACGGCATTGTGTATACCCGCGTCCCACGCACTCACGGTGAGCACACGGTCGCACTGAGCAGCGGCGACTACACCAGCGACAACTGGGACTACATGGACTCCCTGCCGGAAGTGGGTCGCCAGTTCGATGGCTTCAACGCTCCTGGTCAGTTGGTGCTGCGGGCGGAGGATGGGACTGAGAAAATCATTTATGACTGTATGAACGCCGAGCGGCCCTGCGTGCCGTTCGATGCCATGCCATCACTGGACGGCTCAAAGATTGCCTTCTCTGTCTACTCAGCCGACGGACTGAAACCACCGTGGCCCGAGAATCGCAACTACCCGCCCCAGCAGCTCAATGGCTCGAACACTGACGCCCGCATTTATATCTATGACATTGCGAGTGAGTCTCTGACCGCATGGCCCCACAATCAGGGCAATAAAGACATTTCCCCGATATGGTTGCCCAACGGCAAGATGCTGTTTGGCTCCACTCGCAACGGCTTTTATGCACCGTATCTGGATCGCATTGGCACATCAAAAGCCCCTGAACCCCGTTTATTTATTGCTGACGTGGATGGCTCGAACGTTGTGGATATTTCCCCCCACGAGGTGACGGCGGCGCTCCACCCATACCTGTTGAACAGCGGTCGGGTGGCCTACAGTTCACAATGGTTGAGTCATAACCTTGCGTATGGGACAAACAACGGTAGTGTGAACTGGCCCGGTACCACCAGCAACTTCTGGCCGATCATGGGCATGGATTATCGTGGTGGGGACATGACAGCCCTGCTTGGTGCCCATAAAAGCCGCCTCACCGGGTCGAACCCCCGCAGCAATACCGTCAAGGCGCTGCACTTCCTTGGCCAGCGCGCCAACGATGATATTTGTACGGTGAACTACTACCGGGCCAACAACCTCGGTTTGGGTGACGTGGTTTGCTGGACTCCAGAGAAGCACGGTATTGAAGGAGCGGCCCCTGACTTTAATCCGCAGCACTATGCCGCAGCGGTGTGGTCTACGTCCGAAGATGCAGCCTCCCACCTAGACGCCAGTGGGAACTATATGGGCAAAGCGGGATGGCCGGAAGGTACTCCGGACAACCAGCTTATACTGTCTGTGGGGATGGGGTACTGCACACAAGTAGAAAGGGCCATACCCAGAATACCCGATAAGATCGGTGATCAAGTTGGCTGCGATGTGGGGCTGTATAAAACCACCGTGATTCCCAGCCAGTCTCCCGATGATCTGACACTGATCGTTGATCTACCTGAATGGCATGAGTTCGGTGCCCGTGTGGTGGTAGCAAGAGACATCCCCACGCCTGCACTCGTCGACACCGATGACGGCTCCTGTCAGATCGCCAGTTCCGATGCTGGATCGACTGATGCGCTTAACTACGCGGGATATTCGTTCAACGAGCAGTACAAAACTGTCGATAATAACGGGTCTTTGATGGAAGCCGTCGACCATAGCGAACTGGCGGCTATTCGCTTCTATGAAATCATCCCGAACACCACCCGCAGCCGCAACTGGGACAACAGTATTGGCAACCGGGTGAAACTGCTGGGTGATGCGCCACTGCTGGCAGACAAGTCATTCAAAGCCGAGCTGCCCTGTGAAACGCCCTACATTATGGCGGGGGTGGATTCTGACGGTCGGATCATCAAGCGCGATCAGGTGCCCCAGTCATTGCGGCAGGGCGAGAAGCGCGTCTGTATGGGTTGTCACCTGCATGCCAAAGAAGGCCGCCCCTACGAGCAATCACTGGCGTTTTCAGCCCCGGCATTCGATTTAACTACAGCTATGTCGGTACCTACTTATGCTACGGACATTAAGCCGATTTTTGAGGCGAAATGCACAAGCTGCCATGCGATCGGCGGTGATGTGCCGCTGTACGATTATCAAAATCTGGTTTGGGATTTTTCCCAGAAAGCCCTGCCAGAAAACCTGAAAGTGCAGATGACCAGCTCCTCCAATGAGACGCGAAAATACGGCTTACAGCGCCCTATGATTAGCAAATACGTCAACAACATGTATGCCCGCGAGAGCCTGCTGTACTGGAAAGCCGCGAACGAGCGTACCGATGGTCGTACCGACGACCTGTATGACGACGATATTGATTTTGGTGCCGATCATCCTGTGAACTTAAGTGCAGTTGAGCTTAAAGCGATAGGTGATTGGCTGGATAGCGGGGCGACACAGTAATGGCACGGCTGCTAGTGAAGGCTGTTGATCACACGCACCCTGATCCTGAAACAGACAGGAGAGGTGCTTACAAGCGTGGAGATGTCGTAGTGATCATGCCGGATGATCATGTGTGGGGCGGTGCGGAAGGGCCGCCCAAGTTTGTGCAGGTGGATTTGCCGGGGCCTGTGGCAGATTACAAATACCTGCTGACGGCGCCGGTGGACACTCCAGCCGATATGACATCCAAGGCGGCACTCCGGGTGCCCCAAATTGCGCGACTGCTGAAGCACGTTAAAACCCCCGCTATGCGCCTGCGTAGGCGGTACAGCTTCGACATCGATGCCCAACACGTCGCCGATAAATTAAGGAACTGATATGCCCTTGTCTCTTGATCAAACCGAAGTAAAAACAATCACTGTTTCTGCATTCCATATCAGCGCATTTGCCATTGATCTGGAGCGGGCCGAAATCATCATCAGCTACAACGAACTGGATGAAAACGGTAATCCCCTGGCGGATAAAATTGCGCTGGTGGAAGGCCCCGATTTCCCGGCAGCTATACAAGAAGCCTCCACCATTGCGGGGGCCGATGTCTATGTCGCACTGAAACAGGCGCTCTATAACCAGCTGACAGCGATTACAGGCAAGTCTGGAGTGGTGAGCTAAGCCAATGGCTGTAGTTACCAAAACACTTAAGACATCTGGTGGGGATTATTCTTCTCTGTCTGCGTGGGAGGCTGGCGAGCAAACTGATCTGGTTACTGCTGGTGACTCGCATGTGCTTGAGTGTGATGCTGGCACGTACATTGGTGATGTCACCATCGCCGGGTGGACTACAAGCGCAAGTAACCGCATAACGATCAAAGCCGCTGCTGGATCAGAACATAACGGAGTTCGTGGGGCCGGGGTTAAATTCACCGTCGATAACTTTTCCAACGATGCAACGATAGATTGCGAGGTAGATTTTTTAACGTTTCTTGACGTTGAAATTGAGCAGACAGAATTCCGTTCAGCCATAAAGCTGGGGGGTGTTGTTGGCGGTTGCTATGCAAAGCGCTGCATTCTATCCGGGGACAGCTCTGGTGGTGGTAATGTCGGTGGTGGGCTGACGCTCAATGACACGAATATTGAAAACATGTTCGAGAGCTGCCTAATTATCCAAAGCAGAAGCCAGACCTCGTCTGGCGCGGTTAGGTACAATAGAGGGTCACTCGAAGAACCCCAATTTTACAATTGTACCTTTGTTGGCGATATAGGGGCTTACGGTACAGGTAGCAGCGCCTATTTAATGCCTTTCTTTCAGAACTGTGCTTTTGCTACAGAGGTGGATGCCTGTACGGCAGCTGGTGGGGAGACGTATCGTTCTGGTGTAAGCCATAACGCATTTTGGACGGGCACCACAGCCTTCGGAACGAATCAAGTAACAGGTATTGGCTCCAGTGATTTTGAGAACTACGTTGCCTATGGTGGAGCGCTGGGTGACTATTCAATAGATGCCACTTCCTCTCTATATGACGTAGGAACCGACTTATCAGCGGAGTTCACCGCTGACATAGCAAACACCACTATCACAGATTGGTCGATTGGTGCTTACACGTTTGTATCAGCAGCAACCCCAACAGACATAACCCCAGGGTTACAAAATCTCGGCAGACAGTTTGCCACTATTTCAGCACATAGGCTTGGAGGCGTTTTACAGTGAGGATACCAAGCGGAACCACAGACCAATATATTTACTTTGTGGCTGTCGATTCCACTGACTTTGCCACCAGAGAAACCGGGCTATCGAGCTTTACCGTTTATCGTTCAAGAGATGGCGGTGTGGCGGCTGCAATGACCACCCCGACGATTAACGAAACAGACACAACCAATATGCCGGGTGTGTACGAATTACTGCTTGATGAAGATATGACCATCGGCTCTGGTAATGATACTGAGGAAATGGTTTTTCATGTTACACATGCTGGCATGGCTCCTGTTACAAGAACCATTGAACTGTATAGACCAAAAATAACAGTCGGGAACACTCTCGATGTGACCGCAACAGGCGCGGCTGGGATTGATTGGGGCAACGTCGAAAACCCCTCAACCAGCGTTGACCTTTCAGCTACTGCTATCAATCTTTGCGATACAGTGACAACGAATACGGATATGCGCGGAACAGATGGCGCTGCCACAGCCTTAGCCCTTGCCACAGTGGATGACAATGTGGACGCCATTAAAACGTCCACAGATGCAATCCTGATTGATACCAATGAATTACAGGGCGATTGGGAAAACGGCGGCAGGCTCGATCTTATCCTTGATGCAATCTTGGCTGATACTGATGCCGATGTAGTGCTAACCGCTACAGAGCGAAACGCCATTGCTGATGCCATTCTAAATAGGGATATGTCCACAGGGACAGATTCAGGCAGCGATGTAGTCAGGACAGTGCGTCAGGCACTTAGAATGAACAGAAACAAAGTCTCCATATCTGGCGGTACGCTCACAGTGACCAAGGAAGATGATACCACTGCAAGCTGGACGGCATCTGTGACCACCACTGCCGGAGACCCAATCACCACAATAGACCCTGCCTAATGGGTACGTTCTGGTTATTGTTCAGGTTTGGGGATGCTGATGTAGTGGCCCCAGGTGTACCGGGTCTTGAGTACACAGTAGACGATGAAGTTCTCCACTACACCATGCCCATTAGCTTATTACATTACACAGTAGACGGTGACAATGACTAGCACAGCGCCACAGATACAAGAGATGTCTGCCAGTGAGGTGAGGCATGTTGCTGTTGATTTCAGCGGCAAGCTGGACACAGGGGAAACCCTCACAGGTACACCCACAGTGGTAGAGGTAACAACCACAGAGCTGACCATTACGAACAAGGCTGTATCTACAGGTGTGCTCAGTATCAATGGCGTGAGCGTACCAATCGGTGAAGCAATACAGTTCACCGTGGATGCGGCATCTTCGGGGTTCTATGAAATCCTAATCACTTGTGGGACATCGGAAAGCCAAACCATAGATGCAAAGATTTATTTGCGGGTTTGTTAAAGGCGGCAGGGCCGCAATCATCAAAGCCGGGGGCTAAGATGGCATTGACAGAAAAACAAGAAAGATTCTGTAACTTTTACATAGAGAAAGGAAGCCCTTCTGAGGCTTACAGGTTGGCGTATGACGCTGATGGTATGAGTGATAGTTCGGTAGCGGTTGAAGCCTCCAGGCTATTAGCAGACCCCAATATAGCCCTAAAAATTGAGGACATTCGAAAGCCGGTCAGAGAGAAGGCTCAGATCACCCTTGAGGCGCACCTCGATGACCTCAAACGGCTCCGGGATGCTTCTGAACAGGATGGCAAGTTCTCCGCTGCAATATCGGCAGAGATCAGCAGAGGCAAGGCTTCGGGTTTATATGTGGATAAGGTCGAGCATTCAGGTGTAGACATTCCTTCAATAGTAATCAATCGACCGAATGGAGATTAGCCCAACTGTTCCACAAGATCGGTTCATATTCTCCGGTTCGAAATACCCCGCCTTTGTTGGCGGTTTTGGCTCAGGCAAGACCGAGGCACTAATTGTCCGCTCTATTGTGGGGAAGATACAAAGCCCCTCAACGGACAGGGCGTTTTATGAGCCAACCTACGATCTGATCAGAATGATTGCATGGCCTCGGTTTGAGGAAATGCTATCTAATCTACATATCCCGTATAGGCTGACAAAACACCCTCACAATGTTCTGGATATTGAGGGCTGCGGTCGGATCATATTCAGGTCAATGGATACCCCAAGCCGGATCATCGGCTATGAGGTGGGCGATTCAGATGTTGACGAGCTGGACACACTAAAGCGTGATGATGCCGCTGAAGTGTGGCGCAGGATTCTCTCAAGGAATCGTCAGAACAAACAGGACGCGCAAAATACCGCTGCTGTAGCCACAACCCCTGAAGGGTTCCGCTTTGTTTACGAGACCTGGGAGGCTAAATCACTGCCAGGGTATGAGATTATCCGAGCGCCGACATACAGCAACCCGCATCTACCAGAGGACTATATAGAGTCTCTGAAAGACATCTACCCTGCACACCTTTTGAATGCCTACATAGAGGGACAGTTTGTCAATCTTACGTCAGGCACTATTTACATCGGCTTTGACAGGGTTAAGAACAACACAACAGAAACGCAGGAGCCTGGGGAGCCATTATTCGTGGGTATGGATTTCAACGTGGGCAATATGTCTGCGGTGGTTCATATCAAGCGCAATGGCAAACCGATAGCGATTGACGAGATCAGCAAGGCATACGACACGCCCGATATGTGCGGGGTCTTAAAGTCCCGCTTTCCGGGTCATGCGATTCAGGTCTATCCCGATAGTACGGGCGGTAGTAGGAAGTCAAACGATGCGGCAACCACTGACATCAAGGTGTTGCGCGATGCAGGATTCTCCGTTTATGCCAGAAGCAAAAACCCACCCGTTAGAGATCGGATAAACGCCATGAATGCCGCGTTCGGGAATGGGTATCTGGTGAATGTCGATAGATGTCCAAATTATACGCGCTGCCTTGAACAGCAGGCATACAACAAAAACGGCGATCCAGACAAGACGCAAGGGCTAGACCATTTACCTGATGGTGGCGGTTATTTCATCCACTATGAATATCCGGTGGTCAAACCTGCAATGTCCATTAACATGAGAATGGCGACTTAATGAAACATGACGTGACATTTCAGCGAGATGACTATGATCAGTCGCTATATGCTTGGACGCTTGCCGATGACGTAGTGGCGGGGCAATCTGCGGTTAAATCAAAAAAGACGGTGTATCTGCCAAAACCAAACCCATGTGATCTATCTGTAGAAAACAGCAAGCGTTATGACCAGTATCTAGCAAGGGCAGTTTTTTACAACGCCACGGGTAGAACGCTGCAAGGATTGGTCGGCGCTGCATTTAGAAAAGACCCCTCCCTTGATGTCCCGTCCGTCCTTGATTATGTGTCAGAGGATATTGACGGGGCTGGCATCTCGATCTATCAGCAGTCTCAATCTGCTCTCCGTGGTGTGCTGAAAAAGGGACGGCATGCGCTATTGGTGGACTACCCTCAAGTAGAGGGGCAAGCCACTCGCGCCGATATGGTGTCAGGCCGCTTGCGCTCCACAGTGGTATCTATCAGGCCAGAACAGATTGTCAACTGGCGCACTAAAAAGGTTGGGGCAGAACACAAGCTGTCCTTAATTGTTATTTGTGAATCAGTGGAAGAGCCAACCGAGGACGGGTTCGGTGTTGATGTTATAGAGCAGTATCGGGTTCTAAGACTCGAAACCAGCTACACGCAGGAAATATGGCGCAAGAACGGAAAGGATAAGTGGGTTTTGTATCAAGAGCCTGTTGTTATCCTGGATGGAACAGGCAGGGCATGGGATGAAATACCCATAACGTTTATCGGGTCTAATAACAACGATTCAACCATTGATCCCTCGCCTATGTATGACATGGCAGAGATCAACATTGCCCATTATCGAAACTCCGCAGACTATGAGGATTCCGCTTACTTTGTCGGTCAGGCACAACCCTGGATGGCCGGTCTTACTGAGGAGTGGCGCGATTGGATGGAAAAGAATGGGGTCTATGTTGGCTCCCGCTCTCCTGTGTTACTTCCTGAAGGTGGGCAGTATGGTATTGCCCAAGCCCAGCCGAACACCCTGGTCAGGGAGGCAATGCAAGACAAAGAGCAACAGCTTATTTCCCTCGGCGCTCGATTGGTTCAACCGGGCACAGCGGTTAAAACAGCTACGCAGTCACAAGGTGAGCAGGAGGCCGAGCATTCTGTGCTGTCGCTTGCTTGTTCAAACGTCTCTGATGCGTATACCAAGGTCTTGTCATGGATGGCTCGGTTTATGGCGGCTAATGATGCCGTTGAATATCAGATTCAGCAGGACTTTGTAGAGCAGAGGCTTGACGCGCAAATGCTGACCGCATTGGTCGGCGCTTGGCAGTCTGGCAAATACCCTGAGTCAGACCTTTGGGATCAGTTGAAAAAATACGGGCTTATTGATCCAGAGAAAGATGACGAGGCGATAAGAGAGGAACTTGATACGCAGGATCAGGGGCTTGATTTAGATGGCGACATCCCAGCAGTTAATTGAACAAACAACCCGCCATCAGGTTTACCTGGAGCGTTTGAAATCAGGACAGGCAAATCAGTTCGCCTCTTTCCTTCAAGAGATAGACAGATCAATACGACTCAGGCTCTCAGGTGAGGATTTAACGGCGTTTAACCGGCAAAGGCTGGATAGATTGCTGGCTGTTGTTGAGAGCGACCTGTCAGCTATCTACGCAAGGCACTGGAATGATCTATCAGGCAACCTGGTAGAGATTGCGGAGTATGAGTCGGGCTTTGAGGCGCGGTCGTTAGATCAGGTTTTAGAGGGCTTTGGGACCACTATCCCAGCCCCCTCACAAGTGACGGCTGCGGTGTTTGCTGCGCCATTATCTGTACGCGGTGCTGATGGTGGCAAGTTACTGGAGCCGTTTATCAAGGATTGGTCTGCCAATGAGGTCAAGCGGGTATCGGGTGCTGTGCGTCAGGGGTTCTATGAAGGCCAGACAACCAGCCAGATACTCCAGGCCGTGAGAGGCACAAGAGCGAACAAATACAGGGACGGTATTCTGGCAGTAACAAGCCGGGGAGCGAAAGCAGTTGTCAGGACAGCCGTTCAGCATACTGCGTCTATTGCCCGTCAGCAGACATGGGATGAAAACCCCGGAGTCGTGAAGTCTGTTAGATGGGTGTCTACCCTGGACGGTAGAACCACGCAAACATGCCGCTCATTAGATGGGCAGATATTTGATAAAGACAAAGGTCCGCGCCCTCCGATTCATGTTAACTGTAGATCCACCACAGTGGCAGAGCTTGACGGGCGGTTTGCTTTTCTAAAGCAGGGGGCAACACGGGCAAGCAAAGATGGCTACGTTGATGCTGACTTAACCTATTACGAATGGCTGAAAAAACAGCCTAAAGGTTTTCAGGTTGACGCGATCGGAAAGACCAGAGCTGAATTATTACGCAATGGTGGGCTAACTGCTGAACGCTTTTCAGAGCTTAACCTGGGCAAGAACTTTGAGCCTTTAACCCTAGACCAGATGCGAGAGATTGAGCCGACAGCATTCGAGAAAGCAGGAGTTTAATGATGAACGTTCATGAAGTTATTAGTAAAAGAAAGGTCGCAGAGGCAGAAATAGCCGAAGATGTGCTGCGTATTCTTGGCAATCTGGAGAAAGAAACTGGTGTGCGCCCAGCGTATATTTCCGTTGACGTTAACAATGGATTCGGGATAGGCGGTGGGAGCGGTCTTTTCGCAAATGTCGAGATTAGCTTTGGAATTTAGCAAAACGATTAACCACAAGCCCCTCACGGGGCTTTTTTTATGTCCGCAGCCTGGGGCTGCAATCCGATCCGGGGGATCACATGCTGAAATATGAACTTGAATCAATCGAGGAGTTAGACGACAGCCTAAAGGGTTTGTATCAGGAGCAGGACGGCAAGTTTGTCCTAGGCATTGAGGGGCTACCAAAGCCCGAAGATGTTGACGGCCTGAAACGCAAGGTTGACGAATTGTTAAGCGAGAAGAAGGAAGCAAAAAAGGCGAGGGAGGAGGCCGAGGCAGAGGCGCGACGGATTGCGGAGGAATCTGCAAGAAAGTCCGGCGACACTGAGGCACTGGAAAAGTCCTGGCAGGAAAAACTGTCAAAACGTGAGCGTGAACTGCAAGAGCAGATTGATGCGATGGGTTCATCTGTCACCACGATGACCGTGGATAACGTGGCTGTGAAACTTGCCAATGAGTTGGCCGTACAAGGGTCGGCAGACTTACTTATACCACACATTAAAAGCCGCCTCTCTGCTGAGCAGAGGGATGGTCAATATGTCACTGTCGTTAAAGACAGAGACGGCAAACCTTCAGCATTCACTCTTGATGACCTGAAGTCAGAGTTTGTCAGCAATCCGGCTTTTGCGCCGGTCATTGTTGGCAGCAAAGCGACCGGCGGCGGGGCCAATGGAAGCAATCACGGCGGCGGGGCCACCAAAACAATCAGTCGCTCAAAGTTCGACGCTATGTCTCAGTCCGACCGGGCTGAATACGCGAAGGCTGGCGGCAAAGTAATCAACGATTAAGGAATTTTAATCATGTCAAACGTATTAACAGACCTGGCCGCCGACATTTATAAGGCAGCCGACATGGTGGGGCGTGAAGCGGTAGGCTTCATCCCTTCAATTACTATCAATAGCGGTACTGAGCAGGCAGCAATCGGTCAGACAGTCCGCTCTCACTTTACCCGTGAATCCACGGTGGGCAACATTTCCCCAGCAATGACCATCCCGGAAGGCACTGATCAGACCGTAGATAACAAAACTATGACCCTGACCAAGCAGCGCGGTGTTGCAATTCCCTGGACGGGAGAGGACGTTAAGTACGTCAACGGAGGCTCTGGATTTGAGACCATTTATGGTGATCAGATCAAGCAAGCTATGCGGGCACTGACTAACGAAATCGAGTCAGACCTTGCGACCGAAGCATATACCAATGCTTCACGCGCCTTTGGTACGGCTGGCACCACGCCCTTTGCCTCCAACTTCAACGACATTGCCGAAGTCAGACAAATTATGTTTGATAATGGTATGCCGGTGAATGATGGGCGGCTTTCGCTAGTGCTTAACTCACTTGCCGGGACAAACCTGCGTCAGCTTGCCCAGTTGCAAAAAGCGAACGAGGCGGGCGGTGTTGATCTGTTGCGCCAGGGTACATTGCTTGACCTGCAAGGCTTCATGCTGAAAGAGTCTGCCCAGGTTAAACTGCATACCAAGGGCACAGCAACCGGCCTGGATAATGTTGGCGGCGCATCTGTTGGCGATACCAGTATATCCCTCGATGGCGGTGATGGCGGTTCTCTGCTGCCTGGTGACATCGTTACCTTTGCCGCTGATAGTGACAACAAGTATGTAATCAATACCGGCTTCACTGCGGCCTCCGGCACTGCTGTACTGGGTTCTCCTGGTACTCGCGTCGCCATTACTGCGGCTGACGAAATGACTATCGGCGCAAGCTACACTGCCAACGTCGGTATTCACCAGTCAGCTATGGAACTGGCAATGAGAGCGCCAGCTTCCCCAGCAGGCGGCGATGCTGCTGTTGACGTAATGATGGTGCAAGACCCTCACTCCGGCCTGGTATTCGAGATCAGTGTGTATAAGGGCTTCAAGAAATCCATGATCTATGTGGCTGCTGTTTGGGGCTACAAAGCGTGGAAATCTGACGCAATTACTCTGTTGTTGGGCTAAACTGATCGGGGGGTTTCGGCCCCCCGGTTTTTTAATGCTAAAAGCCAGGTATAGCTAATGACTATAATTGTTGAAGATGGATCAATTGTTGCCAACGCAAACAGTTACGTTGCGGCTTCTGCTCTATCTGCTTATGCCTGTGACCGTGGCATATCCCTAACCGTTGCCCCTGAGATTCTGATAAACAAGGCGATGGATTACTTTGAATCGCACAGTGATCGGTTCAAGGGCGAAAGGGTATCAAGGGATCAGCCCCTATCATGGCCTCGAACGGGGGTTGTGTTGGAGAGTTGGTCGTGGTCGTCAGAGGAGATACCGAGACAGGTTATCTCTGCATTACTCGCGCTGTGTATCGAAATAAACAGCGGAGAAGATCCAAACAACCCAAGCATAGCTACCCTGCCAACCATCAGAGAGAAAGTAGATGGCGCGGTTGAGGTTGAATATGCCAATCCTGGGTCGGTTTTAAAAGTATCTAAAACGCAACCCTCACGAACACACATAAACCTTTTGCTAAAAAACTCCGGTCTTTTTGCTATAAGAGCCTGATATGTCCTTTTACTCCGATATGGCTGCGGTTGCTAATAACCTGCTGGCCCGCTTTGGCACGTCTGTCGTTTTGCTTAGAAGCACCCCTGGCAGTTTTAACCACGTCACAGGGTCGGATTCTGGAGCGACCACATCAGAGCTGACCACGACAGGTATACAGCAGTCATTCAAGGCAGAACTGGTTGACGGCACAAGGATTAAAAAAGGGGACAAAATGTATGTTCTCGATGATACACAAACACCTGTAATGACCGACAAACTCAAGGTCGGCTCGGAGTATTGGTCGATAGTGAACATCGACGAGAAAAACCCAGCAGGAACGGCGATTGTCTATTTTGTTCAGGTTAGAAAATGAGCTTTTCGTCTGACCTTAAACGGTTTCAAAAGAAGTTTGAGGGCCATGCTGACGAATTCATAGCCAGCGTAGAAATTGCCCTTTTCTCTGCCGTGGTGATGGATTCCCCCGTAGACACTGGGCGGTTCCGCGCTAACTGGCAAGTGAGCCTGAATGCGTCAGAGGCGGCACAGTCGCTTTTAGCTAAAGATAAGTCTGGCAGGCCAACCATATCCAAAATGACCAGTTATGTTGACAGCTTGTCAGGCGGTCGAGTGACGTACTTTACCAATAATCTGCCGTATGCCGTGCCTCTTGAGTACGGTTATTCCGGTCAGTCTCCGCAAGGGATGGTCAGGAAAAACGCAGCACGATTCCAGCGGATAGTCTCAGAGCAGCTATGACATACAAAATTGATTCAGCCCTGATACAAGCATTTGTAGACGGGGGGTTTTCGCTTGCCTACACGACCGAGAATGTGGCTTACGAGCCTACTGCCGGGACACCCTGGGCAGAGCTGTACATTATCCAGAATCAGCCATCGGTCGGCTCACTCGGACCAGGTGGATATGACGACACAGACGGATTCATGCAAATCAATCTGAATTACCCGCAAGGCGTAGGGGCAGGCGCTGCAAAACAGAAAGCAACTGACATTAGGGACTATTTTCTCGCTGGGACGCGATTTACCTATAGCGGGCAAGAGCTTGTTATTTTCAGTTGTGGCAGAGGCCCCGCCCGCAATGTCGATTCATGGTATCAAATTCCAATAACCGTCTTTTGGCGGTCTTGGGTATCACGTTAAACACACAACACTTTTTAATCTCAGGAGAAGGCCAGCATGACTATTGCTAACGGCTCAGGCCACCAAATGTCCTACGTTGCAGAGTCAACGCAGGGAACCACCCCTTCAACACCGTCTTTCAGCCCTATTCGGCATGTTGGGACGACCCTGGGGCTGTCTAAAACAACCATCACGTCAGCCGAGATACGCTCAGACCGTCAAATTACTGACGTTCGGCATGGTAATTATCAGGTTGGCGGGGATGTCTCTATTGAACTGTCATACGGGTCGTTTGATGATCTACTGGAGGCTGTATTCGGTGGCACGTGGACAACAGCAGCCAGCGAAACAGAGACCACGTTTAGCGCGGCCTCGTCTGATAATTCCTTTAATGATTCCGGTAGCGGGTTTGTCACTGCTGGCTTTGTTGCGGGTCAGACGATCACTGTTTCTGGATTTACTGAAAGCGCGAATAACGGCACTTTTGTGGTTGAGTCGGTTGTTGCGGGCAAGATGGTTGTCTCTGGTGGAACGCTGACCGATGAAGCAGCCGGTGATACGGTAACAATTGCAGGCCCATCCATTCTCAAGGGTGGCACCACCCGGAGATACTTTACCTTTGAGCGCCTATTTACTGACCTGACTCAATACCTGAGATATACAGGTTGCGAGATCAACACCCTGTCCCTTGATGTTCAGCCTAACGCGATGGTGACGGGTGGATTTGGTGTTGTCGGTTTAAGCGCGGATGCGGCGTCTGCGTCAGCCATTGCTGGGGCAACTTATGGCTCTGCAACCACGTCCAGCCCGATGGATTCCTTTACCGGTTCTATTGAGGACGCAGGCTCGGCTATCGCGGTAGTGACACAAATACAGCTCGATATTGACAACGGCGTAGAGCCGCTGTTTGTTGTTGGTCAGCAGGGTGCAACTGGTAATTCCATTGGCCGATTCGCTGTTACCGGAACACTCACAGCCTACTTTGATAGCGTTTCCCTGCTTAACAAGTTCGTCAACGAAACAGAATCAGACTTGATGTTTGTGACATCTGACGGCACCAACAATTACCGATTCAGAGTTCCGCGCATTAAGTATAACGGCGGTCAGCCTGATGTTGCCGACGAAGGCCCGGTGACACTTGCTATGCCATTCCAGGCATTGCTGGATAGTTCTCACGGTACATCATTGAGCGTGGAGCGTTACTAATGGAGGAGTTTTTTACACGAACAAAGGCCAATGAAGGGGTGAAGCTGCCACTGACAACACCAGACGGCAAAGAGACCAAGCACTGGCTAATGATTCGAGGTGTGGATTCTGACGCATTCAGAGAGGCGGAAGCGGAGGCTAAGCGCAGCATTATCCAGAAAAGGATTGAGCCTGGTGAGGCCATGCGGTCTGTTGTTGCCTCATTGATCTCTGATTGGTCGTTCGACAAACCCTGTTCACGCGATGAAGTAATGGCGTTTCTGTTGGAGGCTCCACAGATCGCCGATGCGGTTGACAAGGTAGCGGGGGACAGGAAGCTTTTTTTCGCTCTGAGGTCGAGCAGCTTGAACGATTCGCAAGAGGCGAGTTTGCCGTCTGGCGAACAGTCAACGGAGTCAGCCAGCGAGACCATCTAAAACAAGTCTGGAAAACCACTGGGGTTAAGCCCCCGGAACTGGATTACCAGCAGTGCCCGGAAACTCTGGAATATCTTTTTCAGTGGTTCATTGACTTTGCGGGTCGCCCCTTAACCTTTACCGAAATATATCACTGGTCACATCTCATGCGGACAAACATTCGCGCGTGGGAGGTGGAAGTTCTCATGTCTTTAGACAGAATTTACCGGACATCTGATGGACGAACTTGCAAGCCTAAAACTAAGGGTTGACTCCCTAGAAATTGCCAAGGCGCAGACAAGGCTGGGCCGATTAACCGATTCTGGTGCAAGGGCAGAACGGGCAACCGATAGGCTGTCCAGTGCTTTCAAGCGCATTGCTGGCCCTGCTGCGGTTTTTGCGGGGGCGGTGCTCAGTCTTAGAAAGCTGACAGATGTAACGCGAGAGTTTGACGTTCTCAACGCGCAACTGTTGACAGCCACAGGCTCTGCCGAGGGTGCGGCGGTAGCGTTTGAGGCGATACAAGACTTTGCCAGCACGACTCCGTTTGATCTACAGCAGGTCACAAAGGGATTCGTTCAGCTTGTCAACCTAGGGCTTACCCCGTCTGAGCGGGCATTAACGTCCTACGGCGACACAGCGTCTGCGATGGGCAAAGACCTGAATCAGTTGATCGAGGCGGTGGCAGATGCGGCAACAGGTGAGTTTGAGCGTTTAAAAGAGTTCGGCATTAAAGCCAGATCAGAAGGCGACAATGTCTCATTTACGTTTCGCGGGATAACCACCACTGTCAGAAAAAGCGCGGCAGAGATTGAGGAATACTTAATTAATCTCGGTGAAAACGATTTTGCCGGGGCTATGTTAAACCGCGTCAACAGTCTCGATGGTGCGCTGTCAAACCTTGGGGATGAATGGGACAAGCTGTGGCTGAACATTAGCCAGCAGGGTATCGGGGACGCGATAGAGGACACTGTAAGGCTTGGGATTGGCGCTTTACAGGAACTGAATGACCAGCTTGCGTCAGGGGAGCTTGAGGGCTATATAGCAGCCGTGGGTTCTAAGTTTGACGGTGTTGGTGCTGACATAACGGACACCCTCGATATATTGACCAAACTGTTCAACGATGCGGCAATATCGTGGTCTGGTGATGGGACTCAGGCGGCGTTTAATATCCGTGACTCTTTCGGTAACTTGCCGGAAAACCTGCGCGCAATAGTGAAAATCCTTGCTGTTGAGCTTGGGTTCTTTGCGGATCAGGGGTTGATTTACGGCGCTCAGTTCAAAGATAACGTAGTTCTCAAGTTTCAAGAACTGGTAGCCACGGCGAAAGTCTATGCCGTTGCGGTGCGTGAAGCGTTCACCCCTTTTTCATCCAATGAATATGACCTTGCGTCCGAGCTTGAAGCGGTTGACGCAAGATTTAAAAGCCTTGCTGACAAGGCGTCAGCAGAAGTTCAAGCGCGGCTTGCCGCTATCAGGGAGGCCCGCTTTGACACCATCGACGGAATTTTAGCCGAACGCAATGCGGCAGTTAAATCCTTTAGCGACCAGATAGCCGCGTCTAAAAATCTCCGTGAAGAATACGAAAAGCAGAAGGCCGCAAGAGCAGAGGCAGGCGGCGACAGGTTGGCAGGTTTCAAGGTCGGCGGCAGCGATGAAGGCAGCAGCGAAACTGATGCCGAAAAGAAAGCCAGGGAGAAGGCAGAGAAAGCCGCAGAAGCTGAAAGAAAGGCCAATGAGCGGGCACTTGCAAGACTAGAGGACTACCTTCTCACCGAAGAGGAAATGATCCAACAAAGCTATGACCGGCGCTTAATCCTGATTTTGAACAACACAGAGGAGGGGTCAGCCAAGCAGCTTGAAATGATCCAGAAGCTGAACGCCAGGATGTCAGAGGAGCTTGCAGGCATTCAGCAGGAAAGTTCTGACGATATGTCGGAGTTTGGCAAACAGGCAGCAAGAAACATTCAAGACCAGTTCGGCGACACCGTAGAGAGGACGCTGCGTGGCAATTTCGACGGCATTCTTTCTGATTGGGGAAACATGCTGGCAAGGATGGGATCGCAGGCCATTGCTGCGCGTCTGGCTGAAAGTTTCGGGCTGACAGACATCCTTTCTGGTGGAGGCGGCAAAAGCAAGGGCGGCGGCATTGTCGGCTCCATAGGCGGTTTCCTTGGGTTCAAGGATTCGGGTGGTTCTGTTGGCCCAGGGCAATATGCTATTGCTGGTGAGCGACGACCCGAAATAGTGATGGGGCCAGCCACTATTGTCGGCGGCGATCAAACATCAAAAATGATGGGAGGCGGCAACGTCATCAATATCAGTGTGAACGGTAGCGGCGGCGAAAGGGAAAACAGGAAGGCAGCCGGAGAAGTTGCCAGACAGGTTAAAAAGGCATTGTCTGAGGCAGGGAGATACTAATGGCTTTTCTGGATGAAAGATTCCCGACGGCTATAGATTACGGGTCATCGAATGGGGCTAAGTATTCCGGTCAAGATACCATTACGCGGGGCGGAAACAGTTACGAGTCCCTCCACCATCCTTACCCGCAAATATCCTGTAGTTTAGGCTTTAACAAAAGGACACAGGTCTGGCTGATGACTTCGGTGGTTGATTTCTTCCACAAGGTTGGCGGCATGTATGGGTCATCCTTTCGTGTCAAAAACCTGGCCGAATACACGACCAATGCAAATACGGTGACGCCGACATTCGATGATCAGGCTTGTACGCTGGTTTCTGCCGGTGTCTACCAGATGACAAAATGGTATGGTACTGAGGGGGTATCAACTGCAACTCGCAGGAGGCTGAGAAAGCCGGTGTCTACCACTGGTTTGGTGGGTATTAGGGATGATTTCAACAACCCTGTTGCCCAAGCTAACGGGTTTACCATTGATTACGCATCCGGTGAGATAACCTTCGACGCCAACAAAACCTACACCATCACTGGTATAACCCAAGCTGCCAACGCGGTTCTAACAATTGGATCACATACCCTTGTCACTGATGACACTGTACATATTTCCAGTGTTGTTGGGATGACCGAAATCAACGGTTTAAGGGGTACGGTGCAGAGCGTAACCGGCACCACCATCACGGTGGATATTGACTCAACCGGGTTCACTGCCTACGGATCAGCTGGCACTGTAAACACCAGGCCGCAGACCAATGAAGATGTCACTTGTGGTTGTGAGTTTGATTTACCTATGCGGTTTAATAACGATCTTTCTGACATCAACTTTTCAGACTTTGAATCCCTGAGCGTGAACGTTGACCTGATAGAAAAACTCAACCCGTAATTTTTGTAAAAACAGAATTCCTAAAAACCCCATTTTTGCACCCGCTTCGGCGGGTTTTTTTATGCCTTAAATCCGGTACTTTATGAAACTAGTCACCACAGACGCAGAGACGATTGTTCACTGTGTGAGGATAGTTGCGACCGACGACACCACGTTTCGTTTCACGGATTACGCACATGACCTTGTTATGAGCAATGGCGAGGTCTACTCCGCAGGCAGCGGGTACGAGGGGACGGATATGGTGGTAGGGAGCACCCCTGCAAACGCGCCCATCTTTGACCTTGCTGGGATTCTTAGCACTGCCGGAATCAGCCTGGATAACGCCACATCCAACAAGCTGGACAGCGCGAGGGTGTATTACTTCGTCACGTCATGGGCAGAACCCGTTGAGGATGAAGAATCCCTATTGCTGGCATTTCTCGGCAAAGCAAACATTGCTGACGACCGATACACGATAGAAATGATGTCCATTGCTGACGCGCTCAATCAGTCGGTTGGCAGGAATACGCAGGCGTCATGTTCATGGACGCTGTTCGATGAAACGCTGGACGGTGATGTGATCCCTTATCAGCGGTCAAGATGTTCAGGCCCCAGGTCGGCTCCTGATGGCCCGCTTCTCGCTGACTATAAAGAAACCGGCACCATTACCAGTGTGACATCTGGCACAGTCTTTGCCGATTCTTCAATCGCTCAGGATGCCGGGTATTTCGACTATGGCTCAATCAAATTCACTACAGGTAATAACGCTGGACTGCCATCGTCTGTGATTAAAAAGCATACCGCAGGGGGAAGTCTAGAGCTTTATCTGGCCCTGCCTTACCCGGTTCAGGTGGGCGACGAATACGACAGAATACCCGGTTGTAATAAGAAAAAGACCGGGCAGGACTGCGTTGTTAAATACAGCAATGCGCCGAACTTCGGCGGCTTTGAAGATATGGCCCCACCCGAAGCATACAGGGAGCTGGGCAGCCGATGATGATTGAGAAAACCAGAGAATCCCTGATTATTGATTATGCCCGCGAGTGTGTTGGTACTCCGTTCATCCACCAAGGGCGACTGATCGCTAAAGGGTTGGATTGTGCCGGTGTATTGCGCCATGTATTAGAGCGAATGGGCCTGCCTTGTCTGGATGACAAGGGCTATCCATCTAAGCCGTTTGACGGGATGCTGAACAAGATCATGGACGCCGAGCCTTCCCTTCAAAGAGTGAATAACTCTGATCTACAGCCCGGTGATGTTTGTGTTTTTCGTGTGAAGAAGGCCCCCCAGCATATCGCTATCTATACAGGGGAAACCGTGATCCATGCCTATGCCGATACAGGCAGGGTGGTCGAACAATCTTATTCAGCGTGGGCCAAAAACTTGACAGCCGTTTACAGGATTATTCATGAGTAGTGTTGGTCAGGGTGTTGGCGCTCTTGTCGGCGGCGTAGTTGGCTTTTTCACGCTTGGCGGGCCAACAGGCGCATTGCAAGGCGCGTCCTACGGTGCGGCCATTGGTGGGGCGCTAGACCCTGCTGATATACCGGGCAGAGAAGGCCCAAGGCTGTCAGATGCGTCCGAACAGGCGTCCGGTTTCGGTGTTGGCATTCCCCGCGTCTACGGGACGATAAGAGTTGCCGGAACGGTCATCTGGATCGAGAACAATCGTCGCCGAGAGGTTGCGAGAAAAACTAAATCCAGCAGCGGCAAAGGTGGTGGAGGCAGTCAGGAAACCACTACATTTGAATACTACGGCACGTTTGCCGTGCTACTGGCTGACAATCAGGTAGACGCTTTAAAGAGGGTGTGGGATAGCCGTGGACTTCTATTAAATACCGTCAGTGATGACATCGGCACCACTATCGAATCGTCTGGCCTTTTCCCGCTTGGTTCGCTTTATAACCCCGGCAATGAGGCGGCGTTAAAGGCAGCACTACAAACCACGCCAAACGCAGGGCCAAAGGGTCAAATCAGGCTCTATCCGGGTTTTGATGATCAGATGCCAGACCCAAGAATGGAGGCCGATCTAGGCGTAGGTAATACCCCCGCTTATCGCGGTTGTACTCTCGCTGTGTTCTACGATTTTCCACTACAGCAGGAATATGGACAATCCATCATCGGCGCACAGCTATCGTTTGAATTGATTGCAGATGGCACGGCTGGCGATGCGGTGTTTTTGAGTCAATATACGGTATTTTCCCCGGCTGGAGCCAATAATGGTCTTGGCAACTCCTACTATATGACCCCAGAACGATGCTCGATCTATTACAAGTTTGGCACAGGGCACGATAAAAACTATGGGATTGTGAATGTCGGCCCGTACGGGGTTGAGCCACGACCGCTAAAGTACCCGTCACTCGGTTTTGACTACAATGATGACGGGCTGCCGACTTACGGCCTTCCAGATTTGCGTGACGTTCTGTCTGTGCCGTCCGGTAGTGATGTAGAAATCGGCATACTGAATACCGACAGTGCCGGTGGTTTTGATTCCAGTTTTCCGGGGAATAAATTTTTTAGAAATACAACAGGCATCACATCCCGGAAAGGCGAATTTGGGGATGGGATATGGTACGGGTATGAAAGATCAGGTTACACACTATCGGTCGGTTTTGAAGAAACAGACACAAATGACACGATCACACTTGGTTTTGGGCATGGCGTTATATCTGGGATAGGCATTGATGACGATAATAATGCTGTTTGTGTGCTGGCTAACCGGATTGAGATATACGACACCACACTGACACTGATCAGAACTATAGACACGTCAGGCATCACTGGGATGACTGGTCTTTCTTCGGGCAGCGCATACGCTTATAGAGCAGTATTCAGAAACGGGCTGCTATACATCGGCGTCCGTGGGGGATCAAGCGGTGTGATGGGCAGCGTGAGGGTTTTTGATATTAACAGCGAGACACTGGCGGTGCATGCCAACGTCTCCTCGATACTGCCGGATGTTCCAGGCGGAACCGATTATTTTAATTTTGATGTGCGTGGTAATGTAGTTACAGCAATATCCTACGCATTAACCGGTTATACAGACGACCGTACTTATGTGGCTCGGTTTCGACTTCCTTCCCCCGACGGTTCCGGGGTTCCACTTTCAACCGTAGTAAGGTCGCTGATTGAAGAATCCGAACTTATAGAAGCGGCTGATCTGGATGTAACCGACCTTGACCAAACCGTGAGAGGCTACAAAACAGCAGGGCCTGGGTCTATCCGTCAAAGAATAGAGCCTTTGATGCTGTCACATTCCTTTGATCTCACCATGTCGGGATATAAATTAAAGGCAGTGAAGCGCGGCGCGGCTTCGGTAATGACCATTGATCCCGACGATTTGGACGCAAGGGCATACGGATCAGCCCCAGGGGTTGCCCTTGCCCAATCCAGAGAGATGGATACACAGTTACCCTCGGTGGTCGTGGTTAAATCCTTGGACGCTGATCGAGATTACGAAGTCAACCAACAGCAATCCCAGACAATGGCGGCTAGTCGCTCGGTGAACGTCAAAGAAATCACTTTGCCCGAAGTCTTTACCCCCGACGAAACCGCAGGCATTGCCGAAATAATCTGGACAAGAAGTTGGCTTGAAAGAACGTCTTTCCAATTCTCTCTGCCTCAAACTTATCGGGCGCTAGAAGCCACTGACGTGGTGACCCTCCCCATGCCGTACGCCACCTATTCCCTCTATCTGATCAGTGTCAATTACACGCAGGATAACCGGGTAGAGTGTGCGGCGGTGCTGGATGACTCTGCGATTTACACCACTAATGCCACGGGTAGTGCTGGGGCAGCCAGTTCCACGACCATTCCGTATGATGGGCCGTCTGTGATGCATTTGCTGGATATTCCAGCGATCACTGACACCTATAATGATGTGGGTTTCCCGGCTGCCCTGGCTGGCTACTCTACAACTTGGCCCGGTGGGATTATCGCTGAATCAAATAACGGCGGCCAGTCCTATCAGCCAATACAGGGTTATCCTGGGGCTGTTGTGTCTGGCATTGTGCCTGATGCGCTTCCCACAGCAGACCCCTACGTTACAGACACCACCAACACCCTGACGGTACAGCTATACAGCCCCTCGATGTCTATTTCGTCGATCACTAAAGCAGAAATGATGACTGGCAAGAACTGGTCCGCTTACGGCGTTCCCGGTCGATGGGAAATTATCAGGTTCGCGGATGTAACCGTGAATGCTGATGACACTATCTCTCTCACGACAATGATTAGAGGCTGTAAAGGCACAGAGCAATACATGTCCCAGCACGATGACGAAGATTTGTTCGTATTCCTGTCAGATGACGATATGGCGTTTATCGAGCGGGCCAGCACACAGATCGGCGTTTCTCTGCTTTATAAGGGCGTTACGTCCGGCGCTGATATAGATAACGTCTCTGCCACCACATTCAGTTATACCGGCGTCAACCTGAAACCCTGGAGCGTGGTTTATCCAGAGGTCACTGATTCCGGTGACATAGTAATAACATGGAAAAGACGGTCGCGGCTGGAATCATCCTACTGGACAACCGGCGTACAGATTCCATTAGGTGAAGATACAGAATCCTATGAAATCGACATTATGGACGGCGCGACGGTTCTCAGGACGCTAACGGCTACCAGCCAGACAGTTACCTACACATCGGCACAGCAGACGACAGACAGTAACGCGGCTGACAGCGCGATTATCTATCAAATATCCGCCACAGTTGGGCGTGGCTACGGAACAGAGGTTGCAATTTAATGGCTACACCACTTTTAAATATCACTGAACTGGCAAGCGGTCAGGTCGATCAGTATGTAACGGCCAATGAAGCTTTTCGGCTTTTGGAAGCGGCTATGGCGGGCAGGCTGACAGTAGACTTGTCATCTGATGCCAACTACACGCTGGTCACAACCGCAGGCAGTGAGGAATGGCGCGACAAGTTCCTAACCATTACAGATAGTGGTACGGCTTTGACCACGGGCCGGGATATAGTGTTTCCTGATGAAGATGGGCCGGAATACATTTTTACCAATGACACCGCACAGACGCTCACCTGCAAGCTATCCGGGCAGACCGGGGTTGCTGTTTCCGCTGGGGCAACCGTCAGGCTGTTTAACGACGGCACCGATATGGTTACAGGGCCGTAATCTGATCAAGTGCGCGAATATTACGCGAACACCCTTTTAACCTTTTGTTTTTATTATAAAAATGGTGCCCAGGAGAGGACAAACTGGGGGTTTTCGCAAATAAACGCAAATCGTGGCAAATCGCCGCAAATCCACGCACAGCAAGGGTTTGAGCCTGTTTTGTCGCCTTGTCTTTTTCCTAAATCGTCGCATATCCGCGCAAATCTTTGTATGCTAGTGCGCGAAAAGTGCGCGGATTTACGATGGCTAGTATCAGAAAAGACGGGAAGCGGTGGCGGGCAGAAGTT